GAATACTCCAATTTCTCGCCAGTAAAACCCTGTTATCAGTCCCGCATTCGATAGGGTAGCGCAAACCGTTGCCTCACCCGTCCCGCTGACAATTATTGAGGATATATTAAGGTTCATCTTCTGCTCTATTAATGAAGTGAAAGCGGCCTCGTTCTGACCATTTAAGTATCCGTCACCCACGGCCACGCGCGTAAACTGCAATTGTGTTCCGGTCTGTGCCTTTGCCAAAAGATTAAGACCCTGCTGAGTAAAGATCATATTTCCGAAACCATTTGTGCCCATTATTTCACCACCCCGCTTAATTCAATTGCCGATCCTAGATGTTTTGCAACATCACCGTATTGCTATTTGCGAGGGTAGCATTGCCCGTTTGCTTGGCTGTGCCACCTGTAATTGCCTTAATCACAAAGTAATAAACGTACTGAGATCCGGCGGTTAATCCTGTGTCAACGAAATCTAATCCAGCTCCTAGATTTTGTGCTGCTACTGCGTGAGTAGTATTTGCTTCCCAAACTTTTGTATCACTTCCACCTGCAGCAGATCCAGCGGCCGGAGCCGATCCACCCGCCAGAGTTCTATAAAGTGCAACACCAACACCATCGTTCACGGTACTATTTTGGACATTGATGCTGCCGATAACCTCAACGGCTGTATCTGTCGGCGTGATCGCAGCTGTAAGCCCAGTGGCGACATAAGTTGTGCTCGCAGAGGTGTAATCCGATGCAAGCGTACCGACTGAGTAAGGAACCTTAACTCCTTGGCTAAGTGTAGCTAATCCATTAGCAAGGCTATCTTGACGACTCGTAACCCATGCCGTTCCATTCCAGTATTGGCTTACAATAGCCGGGATAGTGTTGTCGTAATACCGCTGATACACATTTGGAATGCTTTCGAGCAAAGTTGTAACTGCCATTTTCTTACTTCCCCCTTATTTTAGATAATGCCTATTTCTGTAATGCTGCCGTTTCCTTTTATTAAAGATCCCCCGATGCCGAAAGTGATTGATAGACACCTGAGGACTCCATAGTTAGCCAGTGTGCCGTTAATGGTAAGATTGCCGACTGCTACCTGCATTGATGAGGATATATAGGCTGTCTGGCCCACTGGAATAGTCAGAGCCTGCACATTTACAACTCCGCCTGAAGTCGTAACGATTGGATTATTGTTGGCATCCACTGGAGCGGGCAAAAGTAGCCCTGATGCTGCCAGGACAAAAGATGTCTGAGGTATCGCCAGACTACCGGCTGAATCTTGAAGGACTAAGGCTGGAATATTAGCCCCCGTAGAAGCTACTAAGTTAGTTAATCCGGTCACATATGCCATCGTTCCACTCTTCTTTCTAAAGCGGTAAATAAACGCCGGGTATAGCTAATTGGCATGGTAGAACATAAGGCGTCATAGTAGTAGACACATATACAGCTAATTCCAATGCGCTCGCCATGTACATATTCGCAATGGTTGTTTCAAGGATAATTATCACTTGGTCCAGATGGCTACTAGCTCTTTGACTTGCGACTATCGCCCGGTTGATTTCAGACATTTGGACGCTTGAATTAGGGAAATCATTAACCAGCACACGAAAGCATCCCGGTGTACCGCCATACTCGAACCACTCTTGGACGGTACCCGAACCAAAAGCAGCCTGAACAGTTTGTTCTACGGCTGCTTTTGTGCCTTTTATGGAGTTAACCATGCCAGTATTGGCCAAGAGTGCCTGGCGAGTACTTAGCGGTAATGTCTGGTTATAGTAGGGTGTTCGTTGCTCAAAGGCGAGCAGGTCCGTTACTGCTGATGGCTGGTTGCTAATGTTGGCCAGAACTAAAACACTAGGGACCGCATTGGTTACGAATTGATTAATCGTGTCTATGGCCGCACATAGTGAAAATATTATTGGATCGCTTGTCATATTGGAGGGCATGAGATCCACAAGGTTGATATTGCTGAGCGTTAATGGTACGTTAAGCACTATCAAGACCTCCATACGTCACAGTAACCATCGAGGGTACTGCTATCGCGGTTGATGTTGTTGTGGTGAAGACAGGCGCGGTTATTACCGCCCTTTTTGCCCCTGCGCCAACTATAGCTGTAGTGAGTCCATCCGGTACGATGTCTCGCCCAATTTGACTTTGTGTCTGTGTTATAAAGTTATTGACCGCCGCGGTAACGGCTGTTTCGATGGTAGCTGCTTGTCCTGCGTTCGATGGGTCAATGTAGTAGGTCAGGTTTATAGTGTAGTTTTGGACTGCAGGGGCTAAGGCGGTATATTGATCTGTCATGGGGCGTCGATTAGAAGCTCCAATATAAGCCGTTAATTCATTCAAAAATGTTTGATTCGGTAACGTGCCTCCAGTTAATAGAATGTAATGGTTAATCGCATTAGGAGTAGGAGACGTTACTAAGGTATTAATAACCGACGAGCTGTATGCTCTGGCGAAGTAATCATAAGCACCTGACGGGCCAGCCACGCTATAACCATCACTTGCGCTAAAAATCTGCGCCTGAAATGACGAATCGCTTTGAGCATCGCTGCCACCTTCAGTTGTCTCAGTGTTCGTTACTGAGGCCACAAAGGGCACTGAATCAGTGAGGATATTGATTGTTCCGGGGATATAACCATTGCCGATCGAGCCAGTGACCGTACATGTCGCCGAAGTGGTTATGGCTGTATTACCTATAGGAATAGTAGCTGCTTGGTCAGTGGCAAAATATAATCCGTTACCTGGCGTCCCTCGTGTTCCTTGCGGGATAGTTACATTCACAGACTGGATTGCACCCAACGTAAAAGTCAATGCCGTTACCGACGCTTCTGGGGATGCTTCGATATTTCCTGTATTTGCGCCTAATTGTTTGAGGTAAGTACCTGTCGCGTATTTCAAAAAATTCTGCTTTGCCGCAAAGTTAATGTTCTGCATCTGTTGATAAGCTATCAGAGCATTGGAGTAGAGCATAATATATTCATCGTCTCCAGGTTGGAGGACAATGGATTGACCAGTTTGTTGGAGGTAAGTATTCTGGTAAGTCGTGATAGCAGCTGCTAGCATGTCATTTACCGAAGTATCCACAAATGTAACGTCAGGAAGCGCCATGAGCTGAGCTATAGTATTAGCCATTGTTGTTTATCACCACCTGCGGAACGATTGATATTCCTTGATATGAAAAGGTTAAGCTAGTTATCGTTAGTGTCGGATAATACATTTTTAGCTTTTTGGTATACTCCACTAGTAAAGCGCCTTCTGTTGCCCTTGGAGCATTATCGAGACTTGAAGGGTCAATACCAAATAACCTATCGAATGGTACTTCGCCCTGAAAGGTTGTGAGCAAACGGTATACCCGGCGAATCGTGGCCTGATCGACGTTTCCGGTTATGATCGGAGTGTTGGAGATAGCCATTTACCCACCCTTTCTATGTGCTAACGTACTCCTCAAAAACAAGACTCATTGTGGCGAGAAGGATATTGCCCTGTCCATCTAATTGCTGCCATTTATCAGTCGCACTTTTTATAATCCATTGATCTGTGCCAAGGACTTTGTTGCCAACACAGAGGATATTTGGTTGCCCTGCTGCCGCTAGGCCCATCCAGTAGTCGAGAGTGGTTCGAGGGTTAACTCCAAGTACCGCACTAACTTTTATGTCAAAGCTTATAGTGTCGAGGCCGGGAGCGACGTACTCGGTCATTGGCTTAAGCCCAACACGGTTGAAACTCTCGAATCTGGCGGCTGCCGAACGTTGAATATTTGTTGGCGTAAAAACTTGCGTGTCAGATACCTCGAACCGATCGTTCCCGAAATACCCAATTTTCCCAATGATAATCACCCTCCTGCGGCAACTTTGCTCGAACCGCTTGTTATCGTGCCTGTAACTGTGACTATACCACCTTGTGGGTCTGAGCCTGTTGCCTGAATAGTATCGCCCACTCTAGCTACTGCCGCACCTCCACCAGCTAGGTTTACTGTACCGCCATTAACGTTTACCGTTCCTGTTGCTGTGATATCCACATCATTAGCGTTGATAATTAACTTCTTATTTATCGTGTCATACTGGATGATTCCACCATCAGGTAGAATTGCTACTTCGATGAATTGACCATCATCATCCGGCGTATTTTCGAGTTGATAGAATCCTCCCAGGGCAACGCCGTACGACGCGCCGTTAGAAAGATAGACACACAGAACCGGATCTCCTGCCTCTGGATTGAGTTTAGGACGCATTAGCGGCAAGTCTGTAGAGATGGAACCATTAGCGTCTTGGTGCAGGACCTTAACCGTTCGTGCTGGATAGTTCACTGAGTTGATTTCGCCGATTTGCACCGATATATCATTGTTTGCCATCTAATAACCTCCCGAAAGGCACATGTGAAATGCGATATTTGTCTCGCCTGCGCCCTTGCCGTAATCATGATCACAAGTATCAACGTAATATTTACCATCGAATTTTCCAAATCCAGCAAGCATAAAGGTACATCCTGCAATAAAATCGAGATCAAGGGCTAGATTAAGCGTACCAGTGAAAGCCTTTTCATTA